ACCTGACCCGCCAACCAGAAGGAAATGTCAATCTGTGTGGCGTATAGGTTGAAGCGTCATATGTGGCAACATAGCGTTCATTTCCAATTGAAATCATGTTTCCCGTGTGGGCAATTGGGTGAAAATCATCTTCAACCAAAAATTGATAATATGATTTGAATTGTGTTGTTTCCAAATTATTTGCAGTCCCTGAAACGGTCAACGGTGTTCCAGTTGCTGTTGTTGCAACAACATGGAAATGATATGTTGCGCCAACAACGGGTCGCCAAACGTCTGCAAAAGTGAATTCCATGTGACCAGTGTTCAATTGTGCATGTGTCAAAGTTTTTGTTGCAATTGTACGGTTCAAAGCGTCATGCACTGTGACCGTCCAATCTGAATCATCACCAGTGTCAGAAATGTATATTGCAATTGATTTTTGTGGGTCTTTTGCAGGAACAAATGATTGTCTATGGCTTGCACCTTCATCAATCGCCTGTGGCACAGCATAGGTGTTTCCAGTTGAAGTGTCTTGTTGGTCAATATCCAGCCTGGTTGTTGGTGCTGAAAATGGCACGTCTGTTGAATAGGAAGGGGAATTCTGCAAAGTCAAATTGTTGGCATTTGCTGTTGTATCTGAAGCAGAATTGTCCAGTTGCCAATATGCGTTCAAACCTGATTCTGTTCCCACCAATTCAACGTCTTTGTTTGCAAGGAATTGTGCAGCAGTCCTTTCAGAAGCCCAAAGTCTGATGTCGTCAACCTTCCCGTCAGCAAAGTTTTCAGCAGCACTTGAAGCGTTCAGGGAAGCCCCAACAGTGAATAATGCCGTGCTGTTATATATTGCAGTGAATGAACCAACCTGTGAACCAATACTGACCCCGTTTTCCATAAAGGTTGCTGTTGAAGCAGACGCGTCAAAGGAAACACCACAATGAATCCAAGTTGAAACAACTGCTGCGTCCATTTCTCTGGTGTATATTTCTTCATTTGTTCCGTTTGATGAAACCGCGAAACGCAATTGATATGTTGTATTTGTCAGCAAAGTGTTGTCTTGGGTGGCATCAAGGGTTGGGGAAGTTGACCCTGTATAGCTTGTATAATAATCCAAATGGATTCTTCCAACACCGCCCGTTGAACCCTTCATGCTTCCTGAACCAGCACTGTTTCCGCCACCAGCCACAGAAATCAAATTTGTTCCAAGTGTTGCAGTTTGTGCTTTCAAAAGAACAGAACCACCCGCACCACCACCACCGCCACCATATCCACCCGCTGCGCCCTGTCCACCATTGGCGTTGACCGCACCAGTCACGGTCAAAGTTGTTGCTGAAATGAAGATAATTCCACCACCTGCACCACCGCCACCAACCGTTCCTGTGTTGTCAGTGATTCCACCACCGCCACCACCACCAAAGACCATTGTGGTCAAGTCAGCTGAACCAACCGTGCTTCCACCTGTTCCGTTGTAGCCGTCACCGTATGTTCCAACCCAATCATCCCCGTCTGAAGCTGCGTGTGCACCACCCGCACCGTTTCCACCGCCTGAACCACCAGAAGTTGAACCGTGACCACCGCCACCAGCATTTCCACTATTGTTGCCCTGCGCAGAAGCACCAGCAGAACCTTCACCACGATATGCAAAAGTGTTTCCACCCCTGACAGCTGCACCACCCCTGAATCCACCACCTGAACCACCCGCACCCTGCACGCCAGTTGTCCCGTCACCGCCAACGGCTGCTGCTGTCCCTGTGACAGTTGTTGTTCCACTACAAATCCAAGCCAAAATTCCACCAACTGTTCCGTTCCAGGCTTTTGTTGTGTATGTGATACCAGAATTGATTGTGACGCTTGAATACTGTTTCAAAACCCTGACTTGTGCGCCTGTTGTATAGGAATAATTCAAATTATTTTCCAGGGTTATTGTTCCCGCAACATATGAAAGGATTTTGTTTCTTTGCCATGTTCCAACGCCAGTCCCTTGTGATTGGTGAATCAAAACAATCTGGTCAGCAGCAAAAGAAGCATTTGTGGCTGAAAGTGTGTTTGTTCCAGAAGTTCCTGAACAAGCTGAATCAATTGGTGCTTCTGTTGTGTTTGATGAAATAGTCAAAGCACCATCAGAACCATCACCAAAATATCCTGAAGCTGCATACAATGAAAACTTGTATGACCTTTCATCACTGTTTTTGTCCCATTTGGCAACCAAAACCATTTCATTTCCTGCGCTTGGCAAAGATTCTGGTTTGAAGTGCGCTTCAATTGCAATGTCACCCGTGATTGAAAGGGTTGCAGAATCAGCAGCTGTGGCATAGTGGCTTGACCCTGATTCCAAATCAAGGGAATAGGTGTTTGTTGGAACGCCACCTTCTGCTGTCAAAAAGTCATCTGTGAATGATGGTGTGCCTGTCACATATCCATATCTTCCAATTGATTTGTCCGTGGCATAATACAAAAAGTCGTCTTCACCAAAATATGCCATTCCGTTTCCTGATGAACTTGCAACGGAACGAAGCAGTGTAACAGAACCCGCAGAAGTTCTTTTGTAAATTGACCCCGCGTCATCATACACATATGTGTCAGTTCCAACCCTGTCACCCCACAAAGGAAGTCCCGTGATGACTGAACCTGATTCTTTTGCAGTAGCAGGAAGGATTTTCCATTTTCTTGGATTTGTTCTGAAATCTATTTGACGGGCAAATGCAACAGCGTCAGGAAGGATTGATTCTTTGTCATAATCCGCAATACCAGCAATGATTCTGGTGAAGCTGATTGGAAGTGGTTTTACTTTTGCCATAGTGTTTCATACCCTTAATATGTCAACCCGCTTGGGTAGTCATTCGGATTGATTTGCCTTTGTCTTCTGCCTGGAATGTAGTTTGTGGAATACCTTTTTTTGAAAGTTGTTTTTGCCCTGTCCAAATCCATTTCATATAATGATTTGTAGTATTTGGCTTTTTCTTCATTCTGTTTGAACCCTTGAAAATAATCCATCAAACCATGCCAAATTGGAATCTGATGTGTGGCTTCAGGTGTTCTTGGCATTTCACCAATCACATATGTGCTTGTTCCAGCAGCAATTGAAATTCCCTGATATGGTTTGTCCAAAGTCAAAGTTGTGGTTGTTCCAAAAGAAGCGATTTTGTACCAAGCAGGAAAAGCGTCAATTTTGAAATATCTTCCAGCCATTGCAGAAGTGAAGGTTGTGCTTGCAGCAGTCACAGCCAAAGCACCATTTGTCAAAGTGGTGATTGTTCCGTCTGAATAGTCATCAAAGGACAAATCTTTTCCACCCGCTTCATATATCAAAGTGATGGTGTTTCCAGCAGTTGCTGGTGTTGGGTACATTTCAAACCTGTCACGCCTGACAAAGATGTGTGTTGGAATGTCTGAAGTGTTGCCCGTGGTTTGGGACATTATTGCTTGCCAGCGGTCTTCATCAAAAACCTGTTCCATGTTATATCTGACATTGCTGATGGTCACATATGCGGTTTTTAGTCTGACAAATTGGTCTGGTGTGGGGTATGAAAAGACGCTGGCTTCAGTCAAATCTGTGTATGATTCTTCAGTGAAGAAGCTGCCCAATTCTGATTCCAGAATATGCAAGCCCACGTTATAGCTGGCTTTGAAAAATGTCAAAGCAGCTGCTGAATTGTCTTGTGACAAATTCTGAAACCTGGTTTGTGCTGCGCCAAATGAAATCATAGTTGTATAAAATAAAAAACCCAAGCAAAAATGGCTTGGGTTTCAATGAACCTCTATATACAAATTATACTATCATACTTCCAACTTGGGGACACTATTTTCTTTCACTTCGCCATTTGAAGCCTGGTTTTTCGTTTCAGCTGCTTTTTTGGCTGCTTCAGCCCTTTTTGCTTCTTCAGTCATGTGTTCATATTTTTCTTTGACATCAACAACCACCATTGTGGGGACAATTGCAGTTTTTCTGTATTCAATAGCAGCCACCAAATCACAGCGGTATTTTTCAGAAGCAGCCTGAATTTCCTTCATGAAAGCCTGTTGGCGTGCAACAGATTCAGCCTTCTTTGCTTCTTGTTCTTTTCGTTCTTGTTTTGCAGTTTTTTGTGACATATTAGTCGTCAATCAATTCATCAACACTTCTTGCATTATGCAATTTTGAATAGGGGATGACTGATTTTCCTTTTTGGGAAGAATTTGTCTGTGTGCTTGAACCTATCAAACGGGACGCTTCTTTTGATGGGTTGACCTTTTTTGTTGGGGCAGCTGGTTTGTAATCCAAAAGACCACCCTGGTCAGCAGGAATCTTTTTCGCAAGTTCAAATGCCTGTTTCATTGAAGACAAACCGTATGTTCCACCAATTGAAGAAATCTTTTCATTGACTTCATCACCTTCTTTTGTCCCGCGTTTTGGAACAAGACCCTGCACTGCAAGTTCATCAAATTCAGCGTCAAATTCAGCATTGATTGATTCCATTTCCTTCTTTTCTGCTGTGGTCATGTTGCGGATATAATCAACAACAGCTTTTTTCTGTTCTTCTGAAGTCACATATTTGATGACTGTTTTTGCCAGGTCGTTCCAATCCTTTGGCTTTTCCCCAACCCATTTTCCAGTTTCAGGGTCAACTTCACCCTTCCAGAATGTCAGTTTTTCAAGCGGGTCTTCTTCAGGGGTTGCTGGTGCTGTGGGTGTAGTTGGTGCAACAGGGGCTGGTTTGTTTCTGGATGAAATAAACTTGTTCAATTCTTCTTCTGATTCAAAAGTATATTTTGGTTTTTTGTCTTCTGGTTTGGCAGGTGCAGCTGGTTCATCACCTTCAGGTGCGTCCAACGCTTCACCTTCCTGAACAATTACAGGGGTTTCATCGTTTTCATCAGCAACAATTCCTGGTTGGGTGTCACTTGGTTCACCATTTTCCAGTTCATCATCTTCAACATCTGGTTTGTAGTTTGGTTGTATTTTTCCCATATTTTAATTAAAACCCAAGACTGGCAAGGTCTTCTTCCTTGTCCAAGCCCAATTCTTTGAATAACTGTTCATCATTCATTTTATCCCAAGCCTTTTTGGTTTTTGGTTCTGACAAGTCCATTTTCAAAACATCTTCTGCATATTTCAACATTTTTTCCCTGTCAGGAATGACAACTTCAACCACTTCTTCTTTTTCTGCTTCAATTTGGTCAAAGGTTTCAGCAACTTCTTTTGAAACGGGAAGTTCGGTTGAAACGGGTTGAATCGCTGGTGTGGTGGATTTTTCAATCTTCTTTGTCTTCAATGCAGTAGTATCAACAGCAGGGTCAGAAATCAATTTTGGTTCAGTGACTTTCAGATTTGTTTTGTTCTTTGCCAAAATTCTGTCCAATTCAGGTTCGTGTTCATTCATCTTTTCAACCAATTCACGGTCTGTTGGAATTTCTGGTTTCTGATATGTTTCTTCATGCAAAACAATCTTGGCAGCAAGTTCACCACGCAATTGTTCATTTCGCAAAAGTTTTCCTTCTTTGTCCCTTTTGATTAAAATTTTATCAATCAAGTGCTTCAACATTGGGCGCACCATGAACTTTGGAAATATCCTGGTTTCACCAGCACGAATCATGTATTGTTCACGTTCAACCTTGAAAACAAAGTCTTCATTGTCTATATTTTTTACTGTGATTTGATTGTATAAGCTGCGGTCTTCCATATTATTGTTTTTTTATTTCTTCAATTTCTTTGTCAACTTTTGCAATTTCCTTTTTTGAAAACTTTTTGACAGTGATTGCGCCAGTTGTTCCTTCGCCTGGTTCAACAACGGGATTTCCTTTGGGTGGCAATACATCAACAATTGCAATTGTTGGAAGCATACCATCTTCAGTCACTTGAAGTTTGGGTAATAGTCTATATTGGTATTTTGAAAGAAGTGCAGTCAATTCTTCACTAAACTGTTTTGCTTTGGGGGATTGTAGTTTTGTATTCATAGGGTTTCTTGAACCACTTAATGTTGATATAATCATATTGATGGAAAAAGCATTTGTCAACACCAAAGAAACATCTGTCAGCGGAACAATCAATTTTGAAGCTAAAAAAAAGGAATTGACCAGCAAATTGGGAAATGACACAACAGCAGTTGACACCGCTTTGGCAAAAGAACCAATCCTTTTGAAAAATGGTGGCACTGGTATTTTGCTTGGAATTGGCATTGACCCAAAACTTCAAAAATCCACAAAAGACATTGTTGTCACACTATTTGATGACATGACACCAATTGCAGAAATCAATAAAAA